TGGTAGTTGCCAAGTTTTTAAACCTGTCACTAAATCTGATCTCAAATTTCCACTACCTAAAGCATTTTGAAATCCTATACTTGCATCTTGATAAAGATAAATATAATTTATTGTATCAGTTATTTGTAATCCCGAATAAGGTTGATACAACAAATTATAGTTGAGATCATAATTATCACTAATTCCAAAAATATAACCATCTGAATATAAATTCCCTGATGTTATACCTGCAACAGTTATTGCATTTGTAGTTATGCTTCCTGCATCAGTAACTTGCTGAAGTGTTTGAATACCTCCTCCTGTAGTAACAGAACCATCTGCCATTAAATACTGTAGGTTTGTGCCTCCTGTTACAATAAATGAAGTTGCAGTTACGTTACCTGTTAGATTGATGTTATTAATTGCAGTATTATTAACAGATAATACATCACCTAGCCCCGGTGTTGTTGTTGCAGGAGCATTTACCCATCTTATGCCTGATGCTGTTTTTGAAAGAAATTGACCTATTGTTCCAATACCCGCAGTGTCATCTTGTATATTACCCGGTATTATTCTTGTTGAAGTAATATTTCCAACAAGATTTATATTCTGAGTAGCAGTATTACCCGCATTAAGAACTGCCTGAAGATTATCTACCGGCAAATCAACCCAATTTATACTTACAGCTCCTTTGCTAAGGAATTGAAAAGGCAATCCTTGACTACCACTTGTATCCTCAATATTATCAGGTCTTATTAATGTGGTATCAATTGTACCTGTCAATGTAATGTTTTGAGTAGCAATATTACCGGCATCAAGTACTGCTTGTAAAGTAGCAGCAGGAAAGTTACCTGAGAATAACTGCAACAACTCCCCTAACGAAAAGTTCTTTGTCGCAAGAGGAGTAGCTGATGGTGTTGGTCTAATGGCTTCTGTACCTATTAGCCTATCGCTTAGTAATAAAGGAACATCCGCTAATGGATAAGTAGATATTTTTGCCATTTCATTTTATCTTAATTGTTAAACAACAATTCTAATTTCACCTGTAGATGTTTGATATATTGAATTGACAGCAAGGCCACCAATTATAGCCTCAGCGTTATCTTCATATACAGGAAGATTGTTATCTATTAACGTAAGAAACTGTCCTGTAGTTGTAGCAAGATCAATTACATCTGCAATAACAAAACTCTTTGTTGCTAAAGAATTACTAACATCAGTTCCAATAACATAGTCATCTAATGCAGGAGGTATTACGTCAGGGTATGTACTAATCTTTGCCATTTTATTTTTAATTTAAGGTTAATAGATATAAAATCTTGTCTACTAAAGCAATCATCTCATCTATAATATTTTGTAACTCTGATGGATAATTGTTTCTCTCAGTATCAAGAGTTGAACGTAAATCTTTTAAATGAGAAGTAGCATCTGTATTTTTTGACTCAGGAATAACTATCTCAACTCTTTTGTTTCTACCAAAATATGCTTCAGTAAACTTGTCAGTTAAATCAAGAATCCCATCGTAATAAGCGTTTAATGCTTTATGCTCTGCAAACGATGTCGTTTGAAGGTGTGCGATGTGCATTGCATCTCTTGATTGGAACAACGTTCCGATAAGTTTCCCCGGTGTCATAATTACTCTGTTTTTTGTGTTACTTCTCCTGTTTGAATATTGATAACAGCATTAGCTCCATATTTCTCGATTAATAACTTTTCGTGTGCAGAAAATTGAGCTTTAATCTCATCAACAACTCTAATTAATGTTTGCTTTTGCAATTCAGCATCAGCAATTGCCATTTTTACTTTGTTAAACTCTGCGTTTAATTCTTGAATTTTTACTAATTCTTCTTGTGTTACTTTCGTGTTTTCCATTTTTGATTTAATTTAATTGTACAAATATATAAATTTTAAAGTAATGTTTTGTTTATTCTTTTATAAGTGTAATATCCTAATCCAATAAGCAACAAAATTAAAAGCCACCACCAATTATTTGATTTCTTATCGATGTCTTTTTTTACCATCTCTATTTTTGCGCTTTTCTTTACTGTGGTTTCATTTGAGGCTTTTTCAGACACTTTTATTTTTGTGGTATCTACTAACACCTTTTTTGTTTTTTTGTGTCTTATTTTTACGTTTTTGTACGTTATTCCATTCACAATCATAGGAATTGTATCAGATATCGGACTTATATCTATTTCGTCAGTATCTGTAACAACACTAACGTGATTATCTTGAGTAGTAACCACTTCTTGTTTTGTTACTGAAGTGCTGTCTGATTTAACTACAGTATCTACTCTGTCTATATTTACTTTTCTTGCTCCACAAGAAGTTAATATTAAAAAAGAAAGTATTAGTATTTTTTTCATTAGTCTTTTATTTGAAAGTGCATCCAATCATAATTCTTCTCTCTACCCAATGATTCAAATCCATGTTTGTAGAATATGTCAATCATTGGTTTATATTCAGGTCGTGCAAATCGTGCAGTCTTTGATGTCTCTTTTAATTTATTTCTTCCCGGATCCAAATCAACTGCTATTCCCCAAGCATGCATTGACCAAGCAGAACCACCTCTCATTTTTCGGTAGTTGAAACAACCACCAAATAAATCAATGCCTAGCTCTCTGATTTTTTTAAAACCATACTCAGCTAATATATCTGTAAATACTGCTTTAAACTTATCAGCTACTAATTTATGACACATCATTGTAGTTACCGTGGTGTCAGTATCCCAAGCAAGACGCATAGGGTATGGAAGTTGAATCTTTACTAAATAATTAACCCCTGTTTCATTAGGGGTTCCATATTTTTTAATAATCTGTTGTGTTGTCATTCTTTTAAGTCGTCTATATTTGATTTAATTTCTTTTGCTCTTAAAAATACTTTTTTAAGCAGTTTCCAAATGTCAATTTTAAAAGTCTCTTCTATGTTCTCTTTTATAGATACCAACTCTACAAAAATTAGAAGTATAGTACATATTTTTGTAAACATATATGTTATACCAAATGACCTAATTATAAATTCATTCAAAACATATTTATCGATAACGAATAGAAATAAAATACATACTTCATATAACGCCATCTTTGATATTATATTTGATAGAACTCTGCTACGAATACTACCCCAACCTTTTAATTTTACACTTTTAAATATTCCTGTAAAAGTGTCTAGCACTATTGCCGCAGCTACAGCTATTAAAAGACCTTGTATTGGCACAAATAATAATACTATTGATGACAATATATAATTGATATATTTCATTATCTTCCCTGTCCTCTATACGCTTTCACGTAGTTCTTACTCGTTTTAAGGGTACTCGTTTTTGTCTTAGACGCTACACCTGACTTCTTTGGCTTAGCTTTATAAGCGCTCTCTTGCTGTTTAATCTTTGCCATCTTACCAAAGAGCTCTTATTTTAGCAACATCAGATGTGCCTGTTGCATGTAATTTTATAACTTGCACAGGTAATATTGTTCCGCTTACTAATCCATTAAAAGTAACAATATCTCCTCCTATCGTGGTTACAGTTATCGCACCATCAGTAGCATTTCCAATATAAATATAACATCCTTGATTACCTAATCCTGATTGAGAAGATGCTTGATATACTGTATAATCATATCCTAATGAGAAAAGGTTTGCACTTAAAAGTAATGTATTTTCATCAATTACCTCTGCAACTGTAACCATTAAGTCATTTGAATTACTAATAACAATATCTCCTGTCTTAACTCCATTTGTTACAAACAAAGCATTTGCGTCAATAAGTTGAGATGGACCTGAGTTTGTAGTTGTTCCTGATTCTATTACAGTTGGGAAAGGAATGTTTGCATTATCTGATGGAAATACATTTAATGCTCTTGAAAATGTTGTTTTGAATACTGACATTATTTCTAATTTTTGTTATATAATATTTTGTTTACTAATAAGTTTGGATCGTTTAACTTTTCTTTTCTTGCGTTACAACCGCAATCTTTTCCTGATTTTTTAGTAACAAACTCAACGGCCTTTTTAATCCCTGTAGCTGCAGTTACTTTCTCAATTGTGTCTCCTAATCCTTTTGATTTCATTTTGTAAAGATATTAAATTTTTGAAACTTTTTTACCCATGCCTACTCTTGATTTCTCCGCTTTCTTAGCGGCTAATTTTGAAGGACTTATCTCAGATATTGTCTTTGGTGTTTTTGATGACACCTTAACTTTTGGTCGGCAGTATTCATTACTTCCACCTGCGCCACATGCTTTGCCTGTCTTAGTATCTGTCCACTTCTCTGCCTGCCATCTTTTTAATGATGTACCCTCTTCAGTTTTTCTAACAGCTCCTAAGCCTTTGCGACATTTAGCAATCGCTTGAGAAGCTCTTGCCGATGGGAAAACATCATACTGAGCCTTTACTTTCTTATAACACGCATCTTTTGGCATTACTTTTTCTTTATAGGTGGTTTTACATTTCCTTTTAGAAACTTCATCTTACCATCTAATGATTTCTTAGACTCGTATTGTTTCGCTTTTGCAATTACTTTTTTCATTACTTTTTTTCAGATAATCTTATTTTTCTGTCTTCAACTCTAGCGGCTCTTCCAAAAAGTCTATCAGCTTTTTTGTCTCTACCTTCATCTACAGCCTGTTTTGCTTTATCAACTAACTTATTTTCTCTTCTTCTAAGTCTATTGATTTTATCATTTTCGTTACCAAAAATTGATGGTGCTAATGGATAATCTCTATTCATAACTTTAATATTTTCCTCTACGGTTACTTGGATTACTTGTGGTAGAACCTCCCGGTCCTGCCCATAGATTTTTACACGCCCAATATCTTGGGGTTAACTTATCATTGGCATTAGCGCAATCATGTCTTGCCTTAAAGCTCTTTCTAGCCGCATCACTATAATTGTTGCCATAGCCTTTAGCTCCGAAGTGGAGGAGTTTCTCTGTTCCTCCACTACAAGCTTTTACCATCTTTTTCTTCCCCGGTCTGTCCGAAGCAGTCGGGCGGTTACATTGCATTTTAGACTTGTCAGCCATGGCTTATTGTCTAAATGCTCTTGTGTTATGTCCCGGAAATTTATCAACTTCAACTGTCTCTACAACAGGAGTCTCATCTACTACGACTGTAGTTTCTACAACAGTAGTCTCTTCTACAGTATCTTCTTTTTTCTTTGCCATTTTAATCACAATAAGAGTTATTATTTTTCATTCCTTTTCCTTTAGCGATATTTAGAACTTTTTGAACAGTTCCTTTACCGCTACCTGACATACCACCTGCTATTTTCACTGAAACTCTAGTGTTGTCGGTTGTACTTGGTCCTTGCAAACGAGCTGAACCCGGCAAGTTTGGAGTATTTTTTTCCATTATTTCTTTTTTATTGAAGGTTTAGCCATTCCTTTGATAGCAGGTTTTGCTGCTGCTGCAGGTGCTTTCAATTTTGATGATGCCGGTAATTTTGGTGTTGATTTTTTCATTTTGTTTATTTTTATGTGTTATTTTTTTACTCTTTTTTGAATTGTTTCAGTTGTTGGTCTATGGTATTGTTTACCCAACGTGTTTTTTAAAGATGCCAATCCTTGAAGTTTACCTCCGCCTGTATGAGTTTTTCTTCCTTCTTTAACATTTGTATTTCTTTCCTCTCTTTTAGCTTTCAATCTAGCAACTGATGCTTTTTGAAGGTCATCCAATATAGTGATCGATGTTGTAACTATCGGTGTTCTTGCTAATGGCGTGTCTCTATTTTCTTTTTTCATGATTAATTTATATCATTTAATGAATCTCCTCCTCTTGTTCCTCCATCTGAGCAGCTACCTTTTTTATCTGTTCTTTTACAAGCTTTTCCTACTTGCAATCCTTCAGGTTTAGCATCAGGCTTTTTCGCATCTATCTTTTGTTGCTTTTGAACTTCTGCTCTTGTCATTCCTCTTGCATTAGCGTTTCTATTAAGAACAGAGTCTCTAGCTCTAATATTTTTTTCTCTTACTAATTGTTGTGCTGCACGTTTCTCAGCATAGCTCATAACCTTAGGCTTAATAGTATCCTGTACAAATCTTGGCTCAGGAGTATTTGCTAACGGAGTGTCCGGTCTTCTTTGATTGATAGGCATGATTATTTTCTTCTAGGATTTAAACCTCTTTTAGTAGCTTCTTCGTATCCACGTAAACCTTGTCTTGTTTTCATGTCATAACCCGGTAAGATAGATTTTCCTTCTACTGCTCTACTAAAACCTTGTCTGTAGTATGAACTATCTGTAGACGTAGGTGTATATGGGTTGTCTTTAAATCCACTTCTTTTGGTTGTTATCATATTACTGTATTCAGGCGTAGGAGCCAATGGGGTGTCCGGTCTTTTTGGTTTTTCTTGTGGCATAACTATTGTTGTTTAAGTGTTTGATTTTCTTGAGTTTGTTGAGCTGCTTTGGAAGCTGCCTTGGCAGCAGCCATCTCAGATATTTGTCTTATAGCTGCATCAGCAGTAGCCTGAAATTTATTCGTAGGCATTGCTCCAAATTGAGTAGCAGGTTGCAATCCTGTGCTAACAGGCATCGGTTCCGGTGTAGCTGCTAATGGAAAATCGGGTCTTTTAATTGGTAATGGCATAATTATTTATTTTTAATTGGGAATCCGTTTTTATCATATCCTTTTTTACCTTTAAATTTTTGTCTTTCTTGGTCTTCTTTAGCTTCATCAGATGCATTGAAATATTTAATTGTTTGTGATAAATTATATGATGTTGCTCCTTTTAATCCAAGAATATTAGCTTTATTAGCATAATACCCTGTGCTATCTTTAGTTGGCTCCGGTGTAGGAGCTAACGGAGTATCGGGTCTTTTTGTTTTCGGCTTTTCTTGCATGATTATTATTTTTAATTAATAACTTTGTAGCAAATATATAAAAAAAAATCAAATGAAATCAAATCAAGAAGATTACATGAAATATTGGAGAGTAATTCGCCAATTTGCAAAAGTTAAATATGAACTAACGCAGTCAGACCTTGACATGCTGTTTTTCCTATACTCTGAAAAATATTTTGATAGAGCAAAGTTTGCAGAGTTCGATACCCTACTAGATTGGGATATAAATAGATTTGAGAGCCTAAGGAAAAGAGGATGGATTGAAGTTTTCAAAATGGGAACTAGAAAGGCTACATACAAACTCTCAATCAAAGCCACTAGAGTAATTCAGTCCCTGTATAGAAAACTAAGTGGGGAAGAAATCCCCACTAGCAATTCATTTAATAGAATGTTTTTAAAGAATGTGTCATATACCGATAGAGTGTATCGCGATATGATCATCAAGATGAACGAAGCTATAAAACAACGACGACATCAGTCTCCCGAATAATGGTACACTGCTCTCCGTTGATTAGCATTGTGAAACTATGGCTCTTGTCATAGTATATCTCGTCATCTTTCTTTATGTTTGATACATCAGTACCTGATGCCACAACAATCGCTCGTTTGTATCTGAATTGGTTCACATCTTCGGCAGATAGTATCATGCCCGATTGTGTTTTCAATTCTTCCTCAACTATTTTGATAACTAAAAATTTCCCTATTGGTTGCATAGCTATTTATATTTGCTCGTAAGAACGAGCCATTGTTATAATTGCATTGGTGCTCAAGATTGTTACAGCAACAGACACTGAATTTTGAAGTGCGCTACGCGTTACCTTCAAAGGGTCAATAACACCCATCTTTATCAAGTCACCGAACTCTTTTGTTTTCAAATTATACCCATGCCCCAACTCAATACCAACAGGGTATACGTCTGATGGCTTTAAACCCGCGTTTGCTAATATCTGTTGGAACGGTGCCATAAGCGCATCTCTGATAATTACAACAGCTGTATTGTACTCAGGACTTTTATCCTCATCAATCTGTAATAATGCACACTCTTCTAGCAATGCCTTCCCTGCACCGGGTAATATACCTTCTTCAAGAGCCGATCTTACTGCGCAAACAGCGTCATCTACCCTGTCATATAGCTCTTTTTGCTCCAAATCTGTCTGTCCACCAACAAATATAACCCCTATTCCACCTGTTAATGAGGCTATTCTTTCCAATAGAAAGTCTTTATCGCCCTTTTTAGTGGCATTTTTGTAAGCATCACGTAGTTGTGCTACCCTTTCGTCAATTAACTCCTGTTTTGAGCGTGCATTTGACTTAATGATTATTGTTTTGTCGTTGCTAACTAT